TGCTGTCGTATGTTGTATTTTTTTGAATATTAGTTACAAAAACAAAATCTTGAAATGAAGTAGCTCTAAATCTATCTCTTGCTCTACCTGATCCACGAAGATATTCTAAATTTGTATTTGTTACACCTGCAAAAGTTTGTTCTACTGGAACAATTGTAGGTAATATTCCAGATATAGGTTCTACGTTAGATACTCCAGTTGCAAAAGTGTAGTTAGATTCAATAGTTAAACTAACTCCATTTGCTGTAGCTGTAGCGTTGTTACTTAAAGTTAATCGTGATCCAGAAACGTCAATATCAACAATTGTTGTATTTGCAGGTATACCGTTTCCAGTAACAATAGATCCTACAAAAAGATCTGACATACTGTTTACTGATTGAATTACAGCAGAATTATTACTTGTGTTACCTGTGCGTGTAACAGTTCTACTATCATCAGCAATTATTAAAATAAACCTTTCTGTTGTACTTCTGTTATATACAAAATACCAAGCTTCATCCCATTTAATAGTTCCTACTAAAGTATTACCACCTGAATTTTTAGTTAATGTATCTATACGTTTTAACGGTACACTTCCTAGTCTTTTTTTTAAACCTTCTACTAAATCACAATTACCATTTTCTAATACCTTTGCAAATCCAGGTAAAACAAAACTATCCGCTTGTTGATTTACACCTTTGTTAAGCGGACCTATTATTTGACTAAAAAGTTCTCTAGACATTAGCGATTTAATATATCAGGAGGGAACATTGTTTGTACTCGACCTCCATACATATCATCAGGACCGCTAATAAAGTTGTGATTTTGTGCCATATCTTCAGTACGTTTTAAAGTTTGTAACGCTTGTTCCTCATCTTCTCTAGTGTAGCTTTCAATACTACTTGATGTTACAGCACGATTAGCAAACATTCTTGCAGCTCTAATCATAATGTAACGCTTTCCTGTTTCAGGAATATTATCCCATTCTAACTCCTCTACAAGTTCTGCAACTAAATCACTAGCACTTCCAGTTAAATGTACTCCTAAACTACCTCTTAAATCATAAGTATTTTTCTTTCTATCAAACAATTTTAAACCACGCAGTACAAATCTTTGTGATGGATAAGATAGAGGATTAAATCTTACCGCTAACGTATTACTTGGAAGTGTTGAATGTCCAGAAGAATCTAATGGAATATTAGTGTAAGTCATTGTATTCCATGACCAACCAGCTCCTTGTACTTCTGTACTTATTTCATTTAATACACTTTCTGCTAAACTTGCATCTCCTGTTAAAGGAGGAACGAGTGAGTTAATAGGAGATTCACCAATAATTGAAAGAAGAGTATTAACTGCACTTAATTTTGTAGTTGCCATTATGTCAAAAAATAAGGGGAAACAAACTGTCTCCCCCTATTGTAATTGAATTAGTTAAAACTAATTAATATGGGTTACCATCATGAAGTAAACTTACACAGCAATCAGGACGGAGTATACCGTGTCCAACTGCATAAGAAGCAACCATCATGGTTGATTGAGTCATTGCTTTGTACTCAGCACCTGTCATTTGCATTGAAATGTCCTTAAGTGCAACTGTACCTACAGATTCTTTTGTAAAACAAAGTCCAAATAGGTTAGCAACACTTGATCCATTTCCTTGCTCATCTTGGTAGTAATCATTAGTACCAGCAGCAGTAGTTCCATCAGAACCATCCTTACCATTGATATAGTTAGGACGCTCTCCTCTTGTTGTAGCAGATTGGTTAGATAGACCTGCATATGTCTGACCACTTGTGTAGCTGTTAACGCCTAAGTGGTTAGAAGTACGGATTTGGAAACCAGCTACTTGAGCAACTGAGTTACCAGCAAATGTTCCATTACGTCCATCACCACCGTTAAAGTCGGTGTTAATTGCACGGTCAGAAGATATAACATCGTAATAAGCTCCTGGGCTTAATACTGCTATACGTCCATCTTTAGGAGCATCTTTTTCATCAAGAGCTTGACAAGCTTTCATCAAGTTTTCAACAATTAAGTCACCTCTAGCATTTCTATCAGCAGCACCGTTAAGGTTGATACCTGTGTAAGAAGTTCCACCAGGAAGTTTGTTAAGAACAAATAAACGCTCTCCAACTGTAAATGTTGAATTAGAACCAGTACCGATAGCTCCAATTGGGTTAATAACAAATGTAGCTGCACCGTTTGTAGGAGCAGTTGTTATAACACCATAAGCACCTGAATCTTCACCATATACAACAGTTCCAGCAGCCCAGTATGATAACTCAGCAGTTTGGAAGTTAGCTGACATAGTGATGGTGTTTGTACTTACAGAAGCATAAGTACCATTGTTTAACTGGAATCTCTTAGAATCCCAATCGTTAACACGACCATCTGATTCAGAAGCTGTAAGAAGTGTACGAACAAGACGCTGATCATAGCTTCTTGAAAGTGCTCTTCCTAATTCTCTTGAGTAAATGCTTCTAACATCCCAATGTAGCTTGGCTTCTTCTAAATCATATATACTAGCGTCAGCGATAAGTAGATCATCAATAGTGATTATTTTTTCACCAATTTGACCTTTGTTACCTTGACCTGTAATCCAATCACCTGGGCGATGGTAGCGACTTGAAAAGCGTCCTGTTATTGGGAAGCTTGCACTTTTACCTGAAGATATAGTACGTTTTTGTGTTAAATCTTTGAAGATTGTCTCTCTGTTAAAAACAGTAAGAACTTCTCCAGAGAAAATTTTAAGAAAATTTGCATTTTCTTTTTCAAAATTACCAGAGGCAGATCCAGCGTTATATTGAACGCCATTAATACCACCTAATCTGGATAATGATGCAAAATCTGGCATCGTATTAAATAGATAGATGTTTACGGACGCTAACGTCTAACTGCTGTTATCTCCTCAGAGGCAACAATTTTACATAAGCTAATCTTATATTAGCTTAAAAAAGGTTTTTTTATACTTATCTAAGAAGGGCTTAGTACATTACTTCTACTAAGTTTTTCTTCCACATCTTTTGTGTAAGCTGGATCTTGTAAATAACGTGGATCATTCATAGCAGCTACAACTTCATTTGTAGATCTATAAACGTCAGTTGAGTTGTTACTTATAGTACCTCCTAATAAATCAGGTTCAGTACCAACTTCGGATTGAAAAGCATATACCAATGATTGAAGAGCATTCCTAGCTCTAATAAAATCACCACTATTAACTTCTCTGTTGTAGTTATCAATTTCTTCTTGGTCTAAGTTATCCCTAGCCCATTCACCTACAACATCTAAATTTTCTTTACCACCTACACTTTCTAATAAAGTATCTTCATCTTGTTGAGATAAAGGTTGTTCTTCAATAGTAGTTGTAGTTTCTTCTTGTTCTTCAGGTGTTTCCTCATCTTGCTGATTAACAGGACGATCACCTAATTTTCTTTCAAGTTGTTGGTAAGCTTCTAACAACTCTTCAGGAGTTTTAAATTTACCACCAATAAGTTCTTCCTGATTTTCAGGATTATCTTTACCTTCAAGAATAGCTTTATCAGCTTCTGAATAAGCTTCTGTAGGATTACCTAATGCACCGTCTAATTGTGTTTCCATTTAATTAACCTATGCGAACTGTTAGATCAGGATAAACCCAAGCTGGTTTTTTCTGTTCAATAGCTTTTTTGTACTGTTCATAAGTAGTAGGTTTCTTTTCTTTTAGTTCTTCAAGTAAAAGATCTAATTTAGTTTTTGAAGCACCTTTTGGTGGCTCTTCAATAACTTCTGGTTTTGTTTCAACCTTACTGGTTGGTTTCTTGGTCTGTCCTGATTGAGTCATTTTCAGCTTTTAGTAATTGGGCTTGCTTGCTAGGATCGTTATTTGGATCTTGTGCAGCAGCCTGTTGTTGCATCATCATAGCTTGCTGCTGCTCTTCTGCCATTAATTGTTCATCACTCTTAATAAGTTTATATGTATCTAAACCATCTGACGCAGCTAATCTTGTAATTAATTCTCTATTGTTTACATATTTAGCCATACCTTCTGGACCCATAGTTTGAGCTAATGTTGTTATAAATTCAATTAATTTAGCTTTATCATTACCTCTACCTAACGCATCTAAACCTGTAGTTATACGAGGTGTTACTACATTTTTAGGTAACTTTGGTAAACTACCTTGACGTTCCATAAGAGCCATCTTTCTTTTAACTAGTGGTAGTTGTAGTTCTACAGACAACACAGAATATATTCCACCTAATCCTGATTCCAATTCATTTGCTACCATTCTTATTTCTTCCGCAGTAACTCTATCTCTACCTGAATTACCAGCTTGTATAGCACTATTAAGTAAAAAAGCAAAACTAAGTCTTTGTTCTATACGAGCTATTGTGTTTAATGCAACTGTAAGATCTGCTTGTTTTTGCATTTGTAGTGGTGCAACATCATTTGGATTACCAGCTACGATACTTCCATTCGAGGCTCTAGCTAAAGCATCTGGGCGTGTTGTACCAGAGGGATTGCAAAGAAAAATTATTTTTGCAGCAGCAGCACTACCTTCGACAATTGCTTTACTTAAATATTCAAGAGATTTTAAATCGCCCAGTATCTCTTCACAAAAAGAACGTCCGTAACTTTCATGAGCTACACGAAATAACCTCAATGGAATCCAAGGAGATTTATCTATAGGTACTGAACCTTTTGGACCTGTTCTTTTTCCATATGCCTCTTGATGCCAATTGCATCTATCTTTTGGATAATCCCAAGTTATGTGAGTATATAAAAATACTGTTTTATCCTGGAATTTTCCTTCTGTTGTTTTCGTAGCTATACCTTGAGGTAAAACTTCAGGACTAACTTCTTCTCTAACTACTACTTCTAAAATATTTCCTTCTGGATCTCTGTTTAAAACAAAAGATTTTAATGGATAAACTCTTGTACCATTTTCAGATATATACAACAAAGCATTACCACCAACAATTAAATGTTTAAGTGCTTCAAACAATGCAGTTCTATCTCCAGACTCTTCAATGTTACGCATAACAGAGCGTTCCATTAAAGATAATTGCTGTTCAAATTCAGATTGTAAATCTTTAAAATTATCTAATTCTCTTTGTAATTTCATATCGTCTACAGATAGACGAAAAAATGCTTGGTTAGGAGGTAGAAGAGCTATTAATAATTTTGCTGCTAAGTTATTTACACCACGAGCACCAAGTCCTTGATATGTAGTATCTATTTTTGTGTAAAAATTTTTACCAGTACTACGATCATTATCAGTAATTAAAGTAGGTAATGTATATTTACTACATTCAATAGATCTATCTAAATATATAGTTTTTTCAGGTTCTAGAAAATTATACCTAGATTCTGCTGTACCTTTAGACATTTAATGCTCCTGTGTTTGAAGCTGTGCCTCCTCCACCGCCTCCACCAGAGCCATAAGTATCTAAACTTACTTTTGTCCTCATACTTTCTGGAGTAGCTCGTTTTGCTGTACGTTTAGCTTTTGTTACAGGAGTAGCAGAACCTTGTCTTGCAATAGCAGATTGCAGTTGCTGTTGTTGTATCATTAAAGCTGATTGATTTCTTTGTTGAGTAGCTTGTGCTTCAGCTTGTGCCTGTGCTTGACTAGCAGCATCAACAGCTTGTTGTGTTTGTGCTCTACTTTGTTCTATTTGTAAATTAAATTGTTTAGCTCTTTGCTGTGCATCAGCTTGCATTTGAGCAATCTGTTTATCTGCATTTGTTCTTGCAGCTTGAGTAGCAGCTCTTGATGATGCTGCCTGTCTACGAGCAGCTTCAGCTTGTTTACTACCTGAATAAATTCCAGCTCCAAGAATAGCAAGTGCGGTCCACGGAATAGCCATTTATAACCTCAATTGTATTTAGACTCCTCTTGTAAATTGTACTGGTCTTTTAAGTGACGCACAACCGCCACTTGACCAGCATTAAACCAGATTAGCTTTTCTTCCATACTAAGATCTGGAGCACAATCTGGATACAAAGAATCCAAATAATCTACAACAGATTTTTCTATGTATGGTACTGGAGTCATACTAACCTATTAATAGTTTACCTGCTTTATCCTTTACACCTTTAGTTTTACCTCTAGCAGATCCAGCTTTACCTGTACCTCCTACATCTCCTGGTCCTTTAACTACTGTAGTTCCAATACCAGGAGCATTTGCACCAGTTTTTTTAACAGATTGTGCTCTTTTAATATCAGCAGCAGCTTTAGCTTGCTTTTCTTGTTGAAGTTTAGATATAGTACTTTCTCTTAACTTAGTTGCATAAGCAACATTTCTTTTACCTGACTCAGTTACATTTTTTAAATTAGTTTCAGCAGCTTGTCTTTTTGCAGTAGATTCTCCAACTAATTTATCTTGTTTTGCTTTTTCAGCTTTTGCTTGTGCTTGTCTATTCGCTATGTTTGTATTTATTTCAGAGGCTACTCTGTTATATTCATCTCTAGCTCTATTAGCTTCTGCTACTGCTTCTTGTGTAGCTCGTTTTGCTTTCTTTTCAGCTCTTCTTGATGCTCCTAATGTAAGAACATTAGTAGCTGCTCTTACTACTCCTCTAAAAAGTCTTCTAAAAAAATGCTGTTCTGGTCCTTGAAATTTTAAATCATTAGGATTGTCATAAAAAGGAGAATCTTCAGGAACTACTCTGTGAAATGGGTTAAAACTTTCGGGTAAATACATCATGAATAACTGGGTAAATCGGAATTAGATGTTTCAAAAAAGGCTGGCATTCTTGCTCTTTGAGTATCTTGTAAACCCTTTGCCTTTCCAGCATACATCAAGTTGTCACTTTGATCCATCCAAAACTGTTTATCAAGATAACGATCTTCAGACCTTTTTAAAGGTTCAAAAATCCAGTTAACGGTGGCTTTCCTAAGTTTATCCAAAGAATTACTATGCCGTAAACCCAAATCAAGACATACGAGAGAATTAGTGGCAACATGGATTTGCTCATCTCTGGAAATATCAGCCGATATGGTTCTAAGACCAGCATCACCACAAAACCTAAAAAAAGGTAAAACCACAAAGAATACTGCACGTTCTGCTACTAACGCTTTACAGAGGGTGTGGTCTGGGTGGCTATCCCAGGCTTGTCTAAGTTTTTCTGCTTCTGCCTCTGCTTTTTGATTTTTACCATGAGCATCGACAGCATAGTTAAGAGCAAGGTCATGACGTATTTCGTCTTTTACGTTTGATTTAAGAAGATCTCTTGCAGCTCTGGGAACATCTTTTTCAAGGGCTTCCTCAATATAGGAACCAACTGGTAGCTCCATGATGCGTATTGCAAGAGCACGGTGGATGGCTTCTTCTGCTCCATACTTTAATTCTCCTTTACTTGTTTTTACAGGAGTCCATGTTCTTTTTCTAGCAAATAATTTTTCGTAAGGGTTATTCATTCTGCACAATCACAAGTAACTGGTTGGTTTTCGTTTGATAAAATTTCACTTAAATAGCTGTCTACATCTGCATTATCTAACGCAGCATACACATCAGATTTATCTTGAGTATCTGGAAGTACCTGTAAAGAATAATATAAACTCTTTAACGGTGACTCTATCCATCTTGACATAAAGTCTTTATCCATTGTAGTCATATCTGACCACCAATTCATGGAAATTGCATGAGCTAATCCTGTTTTGTCCATCATCACTTGCCACTCAGCATTTAATTCAAAAAATGTATCCCATCCTACTTCTTGAGCAATCTCACACTTAGGATTAAATTTGTAACTTTGTACACCCAATGTACTACTATCACGATCTATTTCTCTTGATATTGGAGGAGCAATTTCTGGAGTACAAGTGTAACCTTCTCTGTCTGTATAGCGGTACGCACAAGAGGCTGTGGGGGCTATTGTAAATGCTCTAGACATATTGAATCGTTTAGCTACTTTAGCAGCCTCCTTGTAGCCTATTTGAATTGCACCTGCAATCATGTCAGAAGGTAATAAATAATTTAATTTAATACCTAAATTAACTTTGCGTAAAGATTGTAAAAAATCCTTATAAGATACATTTTCAATTGCTAATAAATTAGATAAACCTAATACTCCTAAACCAACTTGGTTATCTTGTTTTTTATAAATACCTGATTTATGTACACCAGTTTTTTGATACAAAGCACATAAAAATTCCATACCATGTACCATTGCACTTGGAATATCAGCTATAGGTGTAGCAGATAAATTTATGTGACTTAACAAACAAGTGTCTCTACTTTTTAAAAGTATTTCTTGACATACATTGTGATAAATTCTTTCACCATTTTTATCGTATTGTTTTTTAACAATCCAAATGTCTCCCTTTCTTGCACCTTCCATAATTACTTCAAGTAATTCTTCATTCTTTAAAATTTCTGGAGTTACATTTACTGTACGTTTTACCCAGGGAATTTTAGCTCTGTCATAGTTTATAAATTCAACAATGTCAGGATGGTCTGCGTCAAGTTGACACACTATCGCACCATTTCTGTATGTGCCCCCTCTCCTAAGTATTTCATTAAATTTGCTATAAATTTCCATAAAACCACAAGGTCCACTAGCAACCATGCCATGTTTGTTTTCTGTACCTTTTGGTCTTAGTTTAGAAAGATGAATACTGACACCAGCTCCATAACGTAAAGCTTTACTAGCAAATTGCCATGATCCTTCTAAACCATCTTTGTGCTCGTCCATAGTATCTTCAACTACCATGACGGTACAACTTACTGGATAGCGTCTTACAGGATCATTAATCCAACTTTCTACACGCCCTGTCATCGCAAGACTTGGTGTAAAAAATTCTTTTAGTTCTGGTTTTCTGAGTTTCATAAGTCTTTTAAAAATGGAGGAACATAGTTTGGACCTTTTTGAACTTTACCGTTCTTATATGTAAAAGGTAATTTAGATTGATTTGAAGCATAAAGCCTACCAAAAGCTTCATCAACATCAACGCCCATTAAATGTAACAATCCGTAAGTTACCCAAATTAAATCAAGACTTTCCTTAATTATGTGGGCACGATCATCTTCCCAAAAAGCATCAAGAAGTTCATTAAATTCTTCATTAACTAAATCTAATTGAAATTTTTGAAGATCATTAGATGCTTCAGATGTCACATTCACACTCTGAACTTGACCTGCTTGATTCATCCAAATCTTTACGAGGTGAGCATTGCTGGATTTCATTTTGTTCTTGAAGCAAGGACTTGTATAAAGATACACTATGTTCAGAGAATTTGTTTTCTTCTCTTTCAATTAATTTATTAAGATACCAACGTGCCTTTTTTAAATCTTCCACACCATTTTTTTGTTCATAGCGTGTAAGATATTTAATCACATTGCCCTCTAAAAAATCAAAAGCATGACTTTGAATGTAGTCAATACACTCAATTACATCGCTGTCGTGACCGTAGTAGGTCGGATTGGTGGCATCCATAACGTAATCAAATCATAAACATACTCCGTATCCCTAAGAATACGAGCAAGACGGGCTTGCTGCAATGCAAGCTCTTTACTTAATCCTTTTTTCTTGTATGTATTTTCTACTGTTTGCCAAGCATCACAAGGATTAAAATCTTTAACAGGAATTAATTTTTCTGCTGTTTTAGGTCCAACTCCTGGACAACCACTATAATTATCTACTGCATCTCCTATTAAAACTTGTCTGTAAAAATACAAATCAGCTTGTTGTTCTGTTATTTCTTTTATGTCACCATCATCACTTAAATGAAATCCTGGAATTTGTTTTAAATCTTTATCTCCTGACCAAATAACTACATCTTTGTCTTTGTTTTGTGTAGCTAAAATTCCAAGTACATCATCAGCTTCTAACTTAAACCAACATTCACTATCATATTCAACTTCTGCACATTTTCTTGCCTTTTTAAACCCAACAGGCTTTATTCTATGTTTAGACTCTCTACGGTTTCCTTTGTATGTTGGATCTATTGTCTTACGAAAATTATCTGCTGCTGTCCAACATAAAGTTGTATGCTTTGCACCTACTAGTTTTTGTTTACTTTCTATTAAATTATGCAGTACATATTTAACTTCTTTTAAAGGTAAATGTGTAGTAATTACATCAGGTTCCCATTCTATTTCTGTTTCGCAAGAAGTTACAGCTTGATATAAAAGCATATCTGCATCTATTAACAACCATGTCATAGTATTTTTGCAACTATTTTAGGGTACTATTTTTAATTAAATAATTGTAAGCTTTTAGGACACCTTCTATATTGTCACCTAGTTTACCTATACCTAAATTACAACTATGACATATCCACCCACGTTCTTTTAAAGTTTTATGATCATGATCCCACGTTAATTTTTTATCTGTTTTACCACAACAAGCACAAGCTTGTCCTGGTTTAGGAGGTGTTCTGTTTTTCTTTATTTGATTATATTGTTTTAAATAAATACTTTGACAAGCTTTACATTCAGGTCTAGTACCAGTTCCGTTTAAATGAAACTCATTTAACAATTTTTCTTTCTTGCAAACTTTACAAACCTTAATGACACTCACTCCAATTGTCTCCTATTTTATATTCACTTTCAATAGGTATTCTCATCTTATATTTTTTACCAGCAAGTAATGAAGCATTAGTTGCAATCTTAGCTAACTTTTCTGCATAAGGCTCTCTTACTGCAAATTGAATTTCATCATGAACGTGTACTAAAAAGGACCAATCTTGCCCGTAGACAAGACCAGCCCTTAAAAGTTCTTCATAGCAAATGTTGTACCATGCTTTACTAATGATGGCACCCATAGATTGTAAGCAAAAATTTAATGCAGAATGAGGAGATCGTATCTTGATCGGTCTTCCATCCAATCCTTTAATTTTCCCCTCTGTCTCTGCTTTTGCTGTTATCCTTTTAGTAAGTTCCGCTAAAGCTGGCATATTTTTATAGTATGTTTGCTTTAGCTTTTTACCGTTTTGCCCAGTTATCTTACCTAGTTTTTCCGCACCAGCTCCATAAATTAGCCCGTAGAAAAAAGTTTTAGCAAGATCTCTGGAAGCTAAACCAGCAGCTATCTGGTTTGCTTTATGGATGTCTCCCTCAATGACTTCTTTGGCAAACTTACCTCCATCAAATGGCTGTAATACATGAGATAAACATCTCGCTTCAATTCCAGAGAGATCCACGCCAACCTGCTTGGTGAGAACTATACCAGGGTTCTCTTTATTTACACGCCTCATAGAGGTGTACAGTTTTGGTAAAACGTCAGGTCCAAACAGAGTTCGGCACTCCGTACCCAAGAAAGACCTGACAGCAGGTACTTGAGCCATATTGGGGTTAACGTGGGATGCTCTCATTGTGGCACATCCGCAAGTAATCACGTTTCCGTGTATGCGGTCAGACTCAACAAGTTTCAACCAAGCATTTGTGCCAGTACTTAATTGGCTAAGTCTTTTTTGAAGAGTAAGCAAAGATAAAAAACCTTCAGCTCCAGGTATTTTCTTAAGAACAGTTTCATCAATTTTAGGTTTCCCTGTATTGGTGAAAACATCTGCATCCCAGTTCAGATGGTTCTTGAGCACCCAAGCTATATGATCCCTTGAATTTGGATTCAATGGACTCAAACGACACATAGTTGCTAAAGCTACATATCCTTTGGAGGAATCATTGCGTTTAGGAGTGAAAAGACCTCCATTAACATAAGGAAAACTTTGACGTAATTCTTTGTCAATGTCCTTCAGTTGCGAAACAATTTTAGCTTCCAATTCCATTGCCCCCTTACAATCAAAATGGAAACCAGATTGTTCCTGTAATGAAATCAGACTTGCAAATCTCATTTCAAGATCAACAGCCGAGGGGATTGCGTTAATCTTAGGTTGCAACCTACGCCAGAGCATAGCAGTAACATCGACATCTGATATACATCTTTCACCTAATTCGTGAGTAAATTGTAAGAAATCTTCAAGATCAGCGTGTTTTTTATGAAACCCTAACCTATATCCATATGCTTCAAGCTTATGTTTGCCATACAATTTCAATGGCATATCTTTCCATTTTCTTTTGTAATCAATATCCAATATGTCAGGATACATCATTCTTGCCAGTATTAAAGTGTCAAGAATTTTACCTTTAGGTTTAAAATTTGGGTAAATATGCTGTATGCAAGGTATGTCATATTGAATAATATTATGTCCAATTAATACATCAGCTTCTTCTAATATTTTTAACCAATCTTTTGTATAAATTTTGGTAGATCTACTATCATTTATTCCACAACAATGTATTTTAGTAACTTCTTTAATTTTTAAAGCATCTGTTTCAATATCAAATACTATTGTTGATGTAGAATCTGAGCTTGTTTGACTCGCAGTACTTAAGGAAGTCCTGGAGTCTGTCGCTGGTAAGTGAGTGGAAGGATTCATTGCTTTTAAAAAAGGTTTGTAAGGGTCGTGTAGCTTTTTGACTTGCTGCTAACACATTTAATTTTCGTGAATTAACACGAGTTAAATGTACATCAAAAGTCGGGTACAACATCACCATTTAATTCCTCCACATTTTGTTCAAGCATCCTACCTGTGTGCTCATCATAATTTACCTTCCCCGTAACACCCGTCCAACCAGTAAAGCGGTTTTTGAGGGTACGGACGACAGTTCCTTCTCCACTTTCTGTATCCTGTTGGTCACGTTCCAAACCGATACAAATGTCACTAAGGCAAGCGATAGCTGAAGAACCCCTAATCCCACTAAGACTTGTTTGTTGCCCATCTTCATAACCTTTATTTCCTTGAGGTCGCCTCAAGTGTGACACAAGAATCATAGAACATCCAGTTTCCTCTACTAGTGATCTTAATTTTGTAACACATTTGTCTATGGCTTTTCTCTCGTCAGACTCATCCAAACCCGATACGAGTATTGATAAGTGATCGAAAATAATGAACCTGCAACCCATGCTAACAATAAGATGCCGTATACGATTAAGCATGGTATTAACATCAAGAGAGCCAAAGTGGTCGTAAAGATATAACCTACCAGACCCAAGGGTTTTACTAAATGCATTTTTGATTTCTTCATCGGTGATGTCTCCACGGTGGATGTGTATAGGATAGTTAAGATTGATACTAATAAATCTTTGAGCTGTGCGTCTGTTATTTTCCTCAAGGGCGATAACTCCAACGGTTTGCCCTTGGCGTACCAATAAGTCATACGCAATTTCATTAACAAAAGTTGATTTGCCAATACCTGTGCCTGAACAAACTAATACTAATTCCCCTAATCGGATTCCTTTTAACTTGTCGTTTAAAAAAGAATAAGGGTACTCATAAGAGTGTACTTCAGGATCTTCTAAAACTTTATCAAGTAGTTTAGAAGCGTTAACAATTCCATCAGGTTCATATTCAACAGCGTCATAAACCATTCTCATAATGGCTTTATTATCGTTAGCTGTTAATGCTTCACTAGCATCCTTGTAACCTTCTACTGTACCTATCTTGCCTCTACGAGGTGGTAACAGTTGTATGTCTCTCTGAGCAGCTTTCTTACCATGCTCATCATTGTCATAACATAAGATAATTGTTTCAAATGTAAGAACCCAGGGTAACTGTGCCTTTAATGTTTTGTTACCTGATTCAACACCATTTGGTAATGAGACACAAGCCCAAGATCTATTTCTTGCTTCTGCATATGACAATGCATCATACTCTCCTTCAAAAATTACAAGAAG